TGGTTTTCTTAACTCCAATAGAACCGCCATGATCGTAATCAAAAATCACACCTTTTCCAGCAAATGAGAAAGGCCCGACTGTACCTGTAGCCATCTGGTTGAATTGAGTGAAAGCGCCAGGTGGGGTAGTAGTTTGAGACCAGCCCGAACTATTAATCAACAAAGCATTCGTGTATTGCGTACCACTAGCATAGCCGCCGGCAATAGTCACCCCACCGCCAAATCCGGAAACAACATTACTGTTAATTCCGATGCCGTTCCACACAGAAGTTCTCAATTGAAAAACAGCACCATCGTTGCCAGATGGATAGTATAGACCTCTATGAGAAACGTAAGCAATACTAACCTTTAAATCTGTAATATCAGCCGGTACTAATGGAGTAGATAAGTGGGATCCAGCTTCTATTAAAGCATCTTCGATATTAATATAACCCAACCTCAGGCCAATGCTGGAAAGGCTGGTGCTGTATGATCCGGCTTTCGCTGCGGGTGTTAAAGCATCCGCCGTAGTTAATCCAGTTTGAGTACCGGATGTGTTACCTACACCGGTTGAAGAATTGTATACACTACCACTTGCCGGAATCACGGTTGTGTCTGAATCAAAAGCCCAAGAAAAAATACTTGCGTCTGATGTGGAATCTCCTGCTGCCCAACTGCCGCCAAACCCAAAACTATCTGTAATACCATCGCTATCCACATAAGTTGATTTCATTTTTCCCATAGGAGTCGTAGCATCAACATTTTTTAAATCTGGATGACCTCCAAATTCTATAAAATCATAATTATCTAATCTTATGGTTTCGCTGCTATCATAATCACTATATAACCAATCACTATCAGCGTGTCTCTTGTCTTGCCAATCTGGGTAAACAAAATCGCTGTAACTATTACCAACGGCTAATTGAATACTTCTCTGATAATCAGATACAGTAACGCATGGTATAATTTCACCAGAAATTCTAGAAATATGAATTCCACTATCCATATTTAAATCTGGATCTACATATTTCTCAGGTTCAAATGCATCCACTCTAGTAGTTACATCTTCATTTTCAATTAACATTTCTGCTGATAAGAAAAATCCTGCTGGATGCACAAACCTTTTATAGAAGTCTTGATATTCACCTAATGATATTTCCGACTTAATAAAGACTGATAGTATCTGATATGCGCCACCGTCTTGTAAAAGTTTTTGAGATTCATGTCCTAGAAAAGATGCACTATCACCAAGTAAAAATAAGTCATCTTTTGGATATAATATCTGGGCATCATTATCATTATAGAATGATCTAAAGAATCCTTCTGCTGAATATAGTGATCCTTTTACTCTAAAAAACTTTGCAAAATTTCTTAAAACTTCTCTAGGTTCAGTAAAGAATTTTTGTCCAATACCTAAAGCAATCTCGCCGAACATATGATCAAGATAATCTAACTTTGTCGATTCTATATCTCTAATATCAATTAAATCTTTAATTACTGACCCAAATTGACCATCAGAATCCATAAACTCATAGTATTCTTTTACAAATGCTATCAGATTTGGATAACTGGTAGTAAAATACTCAGGCAAAACCTGGGCAATCAAATCTGGTTTTATAGATTGATCTATTCTATATTCTCTCATTTATACGGTGCCTAATGCAATCTTAGTTTCATTATTTTCAATATTACCAAATACTTTCAAGGAACTTTCCTCAAGTACTATAACATAATTTCTCAGAGGAGATATTGTACTTTCATCAGAAGGTCTTGCTGTTATTTTAATATAATTTGTCCCGCCCACAATTGCGGTTGGTCCAAAGCCAGTCAATTCTATTTTACCCAATGCAGGAGTATATGTGCCTATACTAGATACTAATGTAGATCCAAGAATACTATCAACAACTTCAATGTTTGTACTATTACCAACATTTCTTAAATATGCTGTTTTACCACCGTAAATAAATTGACTAGATACGATTCTAGTTTCTACTAAAGATGGTGCTGCAAGAGAAACTGGGAAATTAATTTGATATGATGTGTTTGATCCCAATTGTGGTTCAAATCTTTGATTCATCTTTACATTCATTTTAGAACCTAAGATTGAAGCCTCCAACGAATCTATTCCAGTAAGAATTGTTGATCTCCTAAAGACATCTTCAAACTTACCTAAATTTGTTAAGAAATGATTTGCAATATAATTTTTTACTAAAGTTTTAAGACTAGATAGTGTATTTGATGTAAGCCCTTGATTATAATAAAATTCAACATCTAATTCTAAAAATGTTTGATAAGGATCAAGAAAAACATTTGAGATAGACATAACAGATAAATTCTTAGTGAAGTTTGATGTTATTTGATTCCGAGTAGTTGTCTTTACTACATCACTTGTATTATCTGCAAATTTTAATGATATAAAAACTTTACCATAATCAATTGGAATATTATCTTGACCTCCCCAGACAGCAACATCCGTGACAACAGGGAAGTTTGTTAATATCATACCTTTGTAATCTAGAGGAGTTACAAGTCTTTGTTGTGCTGAGAATTGTATTGGAGCTAATTTCCGAATAGATTCTATACTTTCAGCAAAGGAACCACCAATACTTTCAGTTTCACTAGTAACATTAATTGTTTTATTTACGCCGTTTACTGCGATTTCATCAATAGCAGTAAAATATGTTGAACCATTTGCGTCAGCACCTTTTACTGAATCATAAGTTACAACTATTTTATTACCAGCAACAGGCGATTTACCAAATGAAGTACCATCACCAAAATTAATTTCATAGTAACCATTCGGCGATTCTTTAATATCAAAGTATGTAGATGTTGCATCAACCGCAATTGCTTTTTGTAAAAAAGTATAAGATTCTTTTCCTACATCACTAGTAGTTGAAGGATAAACTTCAACAATAACACTTGTACTATCAATGTTTTTATCGGGTATAACATATACTTGATCTTCTTTTACACTATCTACTAAAAATGTTTTTGTCTTAGATGTTCCTTCATAAACTATAATATTTTCAGAACCAGTACTTCCTTTAAATCTGTAAATACCGTTTTCACTTATAGCAGTATAATCTTCTCTAGTTTTAAAATTATATGTTCCACCTTCGGTAGAAGCAGAAAACTTAGTTCCTTTTAACATAGTAACAATAGACGGTAAAGGAGTAACTCCAGTTAAATTTAAATTAACTTTAATTATTGAATTTGATGGAGATTTTGATCTTGGTCTATAACCTAAAGTTTCAGCATGAGATACTACCGATGACCGTAACTGTGCAGTATTTAAGAAAGATTCATTTATTGCAAAGTTAGCCATTAGACCATTAAAATGTGTATTATATGCTAATACGTCAAGTATATTATTTAGGCCAGCACCCTCAAAATTATAGTCACTAAATTCATTTTTACTTTCAAAATATGTTTTTAATGAAGTTTTGATTGTATCGAAATCTAATTGAGTTGATGTAATATTTGTTGCCATTTATCTTAGCCTTGATAATGTTGTTTCTATTATTTCTGTAGTACCAGTATTTAAAATCTTAAAAACCATTCTAACAAAACAAGAGTTTTGATCACGTTTCAAATCTACCGTTAAGTTCAAAATTTGTACTCTAGGTTCATATGCTTCTATCGCATCTTCGATCTGTCCTTCAATCTCAGAATGAGTTGTATCATTAGCAAGTTCAAATAACATACCAGTTATATTTGCGCCAAAGTAAGGTTCAAATGGTTTCTCAAAATTATTTGACCTTAAAATAGTACTTATCGATTGTTTTACAGAATCAAGATCGGTTTTCTTATATATGTCTCGTCTAACAATAATATTATCACTGCTAGGTCTGTTAGACAACTTAGGAGTAAATGATAAGTCAATATCGGAATAAAAATTCGTATTACGAGTTACCGTAATATTTGAAGATAAATCTTTGTCCTCTAGAGCTAATGCTTTTGTCGCCATTTTTTAATTTCTTATGTTGTTATATGTGTATTTATACATTATCTGGGACTTCTATTAAATCGGTATTGCTTAAAACTTTAAAATTATAATAAGTATCTACTTTCATATTAAAAAAAGCAGTATAATCTTCAGGCATTGCTGGTGTAGTCATTACGATTTGAGAATGTACCACATCAGAATTTGGTGTAATAGTGTCATAATATAAAGATAGTGTGTCATAATGTGCATTGTCTTTCAAATATACTGCAAGATCATAAGTTTTTTCGTTATCTATTTTACCTGAAGTATCGGTTAGTTCATATGCTACTGATCTTCCAACTTTAGCAAAATCTTTGACGCTGTTTGTAGGTGGAGCAATTTCATCCGGTCCCAATACATAGAGACCTTCTACCACATTTAAACTATATCCTTCAAATTCATCCAACACATAAAATAAATCCAATATCATTGCGTGAGGAAAAAGATTTCTGAATATAGGCTTTAAACCTTCTTGATTTGCAATATATTTTATATTTGTACCATCTGCGGGTGCTGCAATAAACTTTGCTAAACTTGATCTATTAGTTAATTTTGTTGCCATTTTATATTCTGTAGCGTTTGCTGCATTAAATCTAGATTCTGGAATCAAAGATGTTTTCTTAGACTTTGAAGAACTATCAGATGGCAAAAATAATTTAGTTTTTGCTCCTGCTACATCAGTACCTATAACTTTGGTGCCAGTTGTAGCAGTTCTTTTTTCATTTTTAATTCTACCTATGTTTTTAGGTGTAGCCTCTTTATATTTTGGATTTAAAATTTTCCTTGTAATGCATTCAGAAATCAAAGTCTCATTATCAAAATTATTAGAATTTTTTAATTTGGATCTTAACTTAGCTGTTGTTAGTTCTGTCTTTGATACTCCACCTGTGTTTTTAGATTGATTTATAGAATTTTTTATACCATCATCTTGATCAATAGTGACTTTTCTATAACCAACATCAGATTGAGTCAATATCTGTTCAACTAACCCCGAATTTGGAAGATTAGTTCCAAAGCCTGTATCACGAACAGCTTCGGTTAAAGAACCTATTTTCGTTGTTGCCAAAGCACCATCAACTGTACTATATGCTATCCCAGCTTTCTCGGCACTTTCTGCCCGACCAGCTAAATTACCTTGAAATAGTGGAGCTAACACACCAGTACTAGCTTCTACCTGACTACCAAAAACATTTGTTGCGAATAGATTTGAACAAAATACAGGCATTTTACTATTACCTATTTTTCCAGTATCACCCATAACAGTCAAATTATCAGCAAAGATATTTGTATTTTTAGATGAAAAATCACTGCCTGTTTCTGATGTAAATTTAGTAACACCTTTATGAAAATAGTTGCCCACACCTTCTACACGATTTATAAATGCACCCTTGACATTAGAAACAAAATCTGATAAGTATGTATTAGTTGCTAAACCTAATACTGTAGTTGAAAATGACCCCTGCACAATTTGTTCAAATATACCAGCAATATAATTTCTAGAAGAACCTAAGATGTTTACTTTTTGATCACCAGCGACATTTACAATATAGTCACCTTTTACATCTAAATTGTAATCTCCAGTAACTGTCATATTCATATTTCCAGAATAGTGTACAGTGCCATCACCTTCAACAGTCATTTGATAGTTTCCACCAACAACTTCAATTCTATTTCCTACACCGTTTCCCGTAGCAATGAGAATTGTACCATCAGGAAGCATATCTATGCCACCACCTTTATTATGCTTTGTTAAAATTCTTTCAGATCCTGGAGTATCATTCGTTTCGTGAATATGTCCTGATGCAGATTGATTAACTTGATTCAGTGGATAATATGATGCTGTTACTGGAGAATATTCTAAAGGCGTACCTGCTATACCATTTCTTACATTTAAGTTATTGACGCTTGCACCTCTAGCCACTTTGTTGACAGAAGATTGATTAGTATAATCAGTTTTAGGATATTTACCAGTAGGATCAGAAAATCCACTAGACGCCTTGCTGACAATCCTTTCATTACCTTCTCTCATATCAATATTATCTAAATTTGACATATTCTATACCTTTTGTTTGCTACTGAACCGTATAATTTTAATTAACATTTTCAAATACATAACCTCCACCATGCTCAGTATTATCAATTACTTTTAATTTTTTACCATTTTGTAACGTTATAACTGATCCAGAACTATATAATCCGAATTTAACAGCAGATATTACGGACCGATCTTCTCTTGTGTTAATACTATGCTTTATATTATTTTCATCTATATACGAACGGTCATCTATCACAGTTTCAGTATAACCCGTAATATTAGCATTTATTGCTGCCGCTGCGGACTGGTCTGTCGTTTCTACTGAAGATGAATTTACGGCAATTTTACTACCACCTTCTGCAATGACATTCGGCGCTAAAGCTGGTATAAGACCACTCTTACTTATGTTATTTTTTTGAAACTTTTGTTTTACATATGAAGGAACACTAAATCCTGGTCCGACAATATCGCCTTTATAGATATCATTAGATCCCCATGCTTGGCCTCCAGGATAAACCTGATAAAATGCTTCCATAAAAAGATCGAATGTTTCCCATTGTGCTGATGTAATAGATTCTGCGTTTAAAAATGATTCAGGATTTGGTGTATCACTGCTACAGTTATAGCCAGCTGCAAATGCAATACCAATACTGTATTTGTTATGAAAATGTTCACCCTCTGTTTTTCCTGAAGAATGATCACCTATAATATTTATAGGACGACCTCTTTGAATATTACCATTCTTCTTAATTATATAATGAATAGGAATGCCAGTATCATCGTCTGTAGAATATAGCTCATGTAGATCATAGGCATCCATAACTCCATAATCAAAAAATGTTTTAGTCCACCAAACTACAGTTTCGGTTATGCCTCGATTAGCTTCTCTAAAATCAGTTATAAGCTCCTCTTGAGTGTTAACAAAAGTAAACTCAAATTTTGATAAATCGGTATGCTTGCCTGCCCATTGATTCGTAGTACTTGCAAGTGTTACAATATCTGTTGTTCTTTTTCCTAAATTAGCAATATTTCCTGATGAACTATTAACAATACTAAACATTGAAGTATCAATGGCATATATTGAATTGGATAATAAGTTTGTATCAACTTTAGGAAAACTGGCAGCAACTTTATTTACGATTAAATTTGCTATCATATCTCTAGGTTCATCATCTAATATACTTTGAATTACTGTTCTAGATTCTAGTGGTGTAAGTAAACCCATTGATAATTGAGTGATTTCATTTTCAAAAATGTTTGTTGTATTTGTTATTAATCTATTTAAAACACCACCCTTGTAACTTCCTAAAATTGCATCTATATTTGTGTCTAGTGCCTTAATACTATTTTTGAAATCATTTTTTACCGCATCTAATGGATTAGCAGATGATCCCTGTGTAATCAAATCACTTATGACTGCATTAGCTGATGACGGAAGTAAGGATATAAAAGAAGCTGGAATAGTTGCAATGCCCGTCACCTGTTCAGCTACAGCTTGTATTGAAGCAACTGCCGGTGAAACTATTATTTCATTTAAATTTACGCTTGCTGCTGTTGCCGTTGTTGATATTCCAAGAGCTTGAGAAGCTTGTTCCACCATTGCACCAACAACATTTGTGGTAAAAGGTTTGATTGAATTGCCCAATGCATCTTGAGTTGGCATAGGTAATTTATCTGTTATTAGAGCCACACCTCTGTTTCTTAATAAAGAAGTGTCTGTAAATCCATCGGTTTCCTGAATTAAAGAAGAAACTCCACCAATTGTGCTAATTGATGAACCAAGCAAACTAGATGCGGCTGCGCCTAGTTTATCAGCATGATTTGTAAACTGATCACCATATGCAGCAACATCACTCTTTGATGCAGCTACTAACATTATGTTTGTTAATTCAGCTTTACTAATTGAATTTTCCATTAAGCAGTATACCTCTCAATTGCGGCTCTCGTAAGTTCTAATCGGTCATTATCATCTTCGGTATCTTTTTTAAGATAATGCTCTCTTACGGCTTTACTGGCTTGAATTTGTGTTTTTGTATTTTTAATTTCGCCTATATTAACAACATTTGTTTCCATTTCATGCATTGAAAATCTTAACTGTCCAACTAAATCTGAATATCCTAATCTTCGATTGTTGCAAAAACTTACTAAATTTTGTTTTCTTGAACCTTTCCATCCAGCAAGTCCGTATGGAACATCTG